CGCAAAAGGGCGTTGTTGTTTGTGACGTTATCAGCTAACTCACCAGTACGGCTTTGAATGTTGGTCGCAATGATGTCGCTGATACTGGAATTGGCAAATGCCATAATAATTCTCCTATATCAATTAAAGTCGTGCAGTTATTTGGTCAAATTGCTCTGCCAATAAACTGCGTCGGTCTTGAGCATTGTTTTTGGTTGCCATTCCTGGTGTGGAACTCTTTACCGAAACCGCATTAGCCCTTGCAGATTTCGCTGCTCGGTCTGCCGCTACTCGTTTTGCGTTATCCAATTCGGCCTGTTTGCTGATTTGTACGCTGTCAAATAACTCAGGGTCGAGTCGCACAGCTTTTTCATATGCGTCCTCTAACGTCTGGGCCACGCCACTCTGTAGGAGCTGAATCATGGTCGGACGGGCTTCTTCAAAATGTTCTGCTTTAGAGCTAAATTTTTCAATTTCGCCTAAAAGCTGCTGATTTTGAGCTTGCTCTTGTTGCTGTTTCCAGCCATTCACCTCGCCACGAACATTGTTTAGCTCGTTTTGAAGTGCATAAATCGTCGGGTCAACCCCCTGCTGGAAGTTGACTTCGTTTAAGTTTACACCATATTGTTGCGCTAATCTACTAAATAACTGCAATTTATTTTGCCCGTTACTGGTTCGCAACAGATGGTCAGCCTCCAGCAAGGCTTTAACCGCTTTGGGGGCGTCTAACCCCATTCCCTGTATGGTTTGCAAATAAGGGCTGACAACCTCGTTAATCTGGTCTGCAAACTGCGCCTTAGAGATTAAAGGCTCAACGCCCTTGCGCATTTGTTCTTCGCGCTGCCAGGCGTACTCTTGCATCCTTGGGTCAGCGGTTTGCCAGACATCGTGATAATCCTTCTTCCAGCTCGCTGGCGCACGTTTCCAAACGGGTTCTTCTGCCGGTTCTTCTACGGGTTTACCATTAGTAGCAGCAAATTTACCCGTATCATCACGCTCAAATTTTGCGGGTTCAGCTTGCGCTACCTCATCAAATTGCTGTGAAAGCAAGTCGCGGCGGTTGTCAGACGCTTCTGTTGGGACAATGGGTTCTGTAGTATCCAAAATTATCTCCTGTGGTATTTCATTTGATTGGCTTGCTCACGCAATGTATTCATTATGTTATTGGCCTCGCTATGGGTCATGTTGCCCAATTGTTGCGCCAATACCTCACGCCTTTTTTCGCTAGAAGGTGCTGTGAGTTTTGTTTCCATTGATTCATTGCCCACCTCAATACATCCATTTGCTTTTAGATGTTCACGGTGTCGGCTTCGGCTCTGGATCATAGAACCGTCAATCATTGATTGGTAAGGAGCAATGTCACCCATAACCATAGGTGCATTAATTTCATCATTGGCTTTGTGTTTTTCAACCAATTCGCCATTACGTATAACGTAAGTTGTTCTCATATGAGCAAAATTTCCTCGTTATCTGATTCGATGTGGTCGTTCCAAATTAACTGCATTTTGTCCGCATTGACATTTTGCCTGGTTTAATTGTAGCAAAAATTTCAACACATAGCACGATTACTCAATAATTACCATATCAACAGCTTTATCAGGCTTAATATTGTTTGATAAAGAAATTTGATTGGCCAAATTTTCAATCATATTGCGCAAGTCTTGGTTTAACGCAATACTCATTTGTTGATGCGTGTTCATATCTTCGGGTAGCATAGACGCTGAATGGCTAATTTGGGCAACACGAATCTTGGTGTTCGCATCTAATTCAGCTTTAAAACGCTCCATTTCTTGTTCGCGGGCAAGTTTTGCGCTTTCAAGTTGAGCCGTAAATTGTTGTTTTTGCGCTTCGGCTTGCATTTCTGCTTGCATCTTCATTTGCTCCATTTGCATATCAGCCTGGGTTTTGGCTTGATGTAATTGGGCGTCAAATTGTGCTTTTGCTTGGGCGGCTTGTATATCTGCCTGGACGCGCATTTGCTCAGATTGCTGCTGGGCCTGCAACTTTATCATCTCAGGGTCAGGCTTGGGCGGTGGTGGTTGCGCCATCTTTTGCTTGATTTGGTCAAGCGCCTGGTCAATAACCCCCTCAAGTTGTGACGATGATTTGAACGCACTAACGCCAAACTTCATGATTTCCATCAGAACAGGGGTCATCTCTGGGCTTGCTTGCGCAACTGGCATCGCTTGCTGCAAGAATCCCGCAAACGCACCAATAAACTCGGTACGCTCGCGCTTAATTTGCGCCTCATCCAATTGCACCAAGCTATCTGCCGCCACTTCAATTCGGAAGTTGCGCAATGGCTTGTCTTTAAGCAATTCCAAAGCCTGCGGGATCATCTGCTGATCTACGGGCTGCATTTGGCTCGCTGCCGCATACATCATTATGGTTTGCGGTTGGAACTTGGTGCAAATAATCTGCGCTTTAAGCCTAATCAAGTCAGAGGCAAACAAAGCCACCTCCTCTTGCATAGACCGCAATCTAAGGCTTGCAAATTGCCCTTTGATCTGTTGGGCGGTAGCGGTCTCGCTGGCCTGTGATGCACCCCGCAAAATGTCCGACAAACCCGTGATTTCATAGATTTGCTGCTTGATTTCCTGCCTAGCCCGATAGCATTGGAGCAAAGCATTAGCCAATGTATCCAAAGGCAGAAGGTCAATTGCGCCTTTTAAGCCGCCTTTTTCACTAAACGCCATCCACTTGTCAACAGGAATTAGGGAGTTATTGTCTCCCTCAGTCAACAACCGCTGCAATGCGGGGACGCTTGAATCGTAAACACCGCGAACACGCAAAGACTTAACCAACCCATCAATGCGGTCGCTCAAGATGTCCAGTTCATTGGCCTGGTCTTGATACAACACGAAATCAGGCACGGGTACAAGGCTGTCGCTTGTCATCGTTGCATACAAAGGTCTGCAACAGGGGAAAAACTGCTCTAACTCTAGCGGATCGTCCCGTACATCAATAAACTTGTTGCCTTGTTTGCTGAACCAATAAACCTTGGCGGTTTCTTTGTCCCACAATTCGCAAATCTTTGCTCGCGTGTATTCTCGCTGGCTGCTTGCGTAGTTTGACAAAGGATCAGGGCCGCTATCCAACGGGATATTTTTAGCCGCTTCCTCGCCAAAACGCTCAATCAGCGAGTCTTTGGTCATGTAAACCCAACGCCAAACTTGGGTTACTTCCTCCCATGTACGGGCAACGCTGTGGCCAAAATCAGCCCAATGGACGTAATCAGTCGGTGCGCATTCATACTCAATCTGCTCCATTGGCTCAACTTCGCCGGCGGTGAAATCTTTGGTTTCTGCCTCGTCTGCATCTTCGGTGACTTGCAGGCCATCATCGTTTTCAGGGGATTCGGGCATACCAGGCATTTGCACAACGTGCGGCTCATAACGAACCCATGCCACGCCTCGGCCTCCCAAGAAACGATCTTCCACCGCATGGCGCATGGTGCTTCTAAAGTCGGTGTAATGCTCAATCTCAAAATCTAGCGCACGTTCAACCAGTGTAGATGCAACACGCCCAACTGGGTCATTGTCGCCAAACCTACGGCTGACATCAGCCTTTGGCATCTTGCTGTAAACAGCGGGGATTAAGGTTGAAACATTAGACCAAAGAATATTAAATTTGGCAGTGTCATTGCCGCTTGCGCTTCGGGTGTCATCCCTGTAGCGCCGAATAATCTTCTTGGTTCGCGCTTCCCACTTCTTGAACTCGTTGTCATAAGTGGCGATCAGGGTGTTGTACTTGTCAACTTCCGTTGGGACTAATTCAGCCATTGTTGTTTCTTTCAGAAATTGCTTTTGCCTTGGCTTTGGCATCTTCTTTAGATGATGCGCCCCAAGCCTTCAAAGCAAGGGCTAACCGTGTAGGCTCGCCATTCTTCTCCATTGGGCCATTGGTGGCGCCCATTCGCGCAAGAAAAGATGCGCGCCTTGGGTTGTCGCCAGACTTAACGGGAGGCTTTAGCTTGCCGCCTGTTTCTGCTGCATAACTCGCCCGCCCTTTGGCGTTCAACCCGCCCTCAGGGTTTTTGCCTTCCTTGCGAGTCCATGCGGCTGTCATTTTTTATCAGGCTTTGCGGTTTTAGCAGCGTCTTTAAAATCTTGGGCGGTTGGGGCATCTTTGCTGCCCACTTTGTTCATTTTTTCGCCTGAACCCGCTTTGATTCGTTCTTGTTTTGCCAAAATATTGGCATAAAGTCCGGCTTTAGACATGATTAAGCCGAGAAAATGCCGACAGCTAACACTTCAACGCCTGCGCCTGTGGTGATCTTCCATGCGCCATTTCTAGATCGTGCGTTTAGCTCAATGTCGTATTGACCAACACCGCCGCCAGGCAATGCAGGTAGTATGGTGTGGCTAAAACTAGCACCATCAAGAATAAGAACGCTACCTGTTGCCGCAGTTGATACTGTGCAAGCCAAGCGATGAATGTAGTCACCAGCAGCGCCTGTGCCGCCCAACACTTGCGCTGTTTGACTAGATGGCACGTGCTCATATTGGTAGGCGTAGGGTGTATTAATTCCACTCATATTCGATTACTCCTTGCGGTTTGTTTGTGGATTGCCCACATATCGTTCATTGTGACTTCGTTTTCAGGGCCAACAATCAACACTTTACTCGAGTCTGGCGGTTTATCTTTCGGTTCTTCCCGCCAGCTAATTGCTAACATCCTCATGGCATCAGCGGGGTGACTTGTCCAATCGTGCTTGGGCGTTTGCCTAAAAGCCTTCTTGTCTTCATCATACTCACGCTGATACTGCCTTAACGCCTCAATGCCATCTGCGCATTTTTCAGCATCAAACCAACATCTAGGCAATGCTGTACGCACAGCCTGAATGCCCTCTTGGACACTTAAACTTGGCACAATAGCCAGGTTGTTGATGCCCAATTTTGCTGCCATTTGCTCAATTACTGACTTCCCACCGCTTGCCAAAGTCCTAGCCCTTGCATCATGCGGTAAGTAGTGCTTTCCGTAATTGTAGGGTTTTTCTTTGATTTTTGATACAAATTCTTCGATTGTGCCACCAGAAAGTGCAAAAAAATCAACAATGTGTATCTCACCAGCTATGACTTGATACCACCAAATCGCTGTGTCATCGGTATGCCCCAAGTCCCAAGCAGTGTGTGTTTTGACCTCAATTTGGTTTTCAACCTTGGTAATGCGCCCGTCTTCGGTGACTTTACGCATCTCAATGCCCCATATCGCGCCAACGATTGCGGCCTCAAAACTGCACTCATATTCCTGCAAATACTGATCTTCCGCTAGTTGGGCCTTTGCCGCATCTAACTCGGATTCGGGCAATAGCTTGGATTTGCTGGCAGGCAGGGATAGCGAAAACCAGTCGTTTGGCAGTTTTCTGCTTGTCTCATAGATGCTCCAAAACTGATTCTTGCCCTTGGGTGTGCCGCCAAAGACGCACCAGCCCTGCTTATCTGATAGCGCCGGCCTGATTACGTTACCCCAAACACTAGGCTTAAAGTCCCCGTACTCATCAAGGTAAAGGCCATCAAAGCCTAGCCCACGCATGGCATCGGCGTTGTCTGCCCCGAATAGCCTGATCTTTGCCCCATTGAGCAATTCAATGATTAGGTCGCCTTCATTGCTGGACTTGGTAATGGGACGGGCAAAGTATTTAAGGTAATCCCACGCCACGCTCTTAGCCTGGCTCCTAAACGGGGCAACGTACCCAAACAAGGGCATGGGGCTTTTACAAGTGATTGCCGCCCTGATAAGGTCATTGATAGCCGCCACGGTCTTGCCCGCCCTACGGTGGGCCACCAAGCAAGCCCAGCGTTCAGTTCTGGCATGAAACTCCCTAAACTGCTTTCTAGGGCTGTACGGGATTTCTATGATTCCGCTTGCCATCTGATAACCATTTCAGCCCCATCAGGGCCACTAAGCTCAACCGCTTGGGTTTCTTTCCATCTAGCCCTGGTCTTTAGCCAAAAGATAGCCGCAGCAGTATTGCCGTTCTTTGCCTGCTGGAACAAGGTCTGCCCAATGCTTGCGTTAGCATCAATGCGCCCATCGTCCAATTCTTTTTTGTAGTACTTTACAAGCGTGTCTGAACTGATTTCTAGCTTGGTCGCTATGTCTTCAAAGGTAATGCCAACCGCCGCTAGCGTCTTGACTAGCTTCTTATTATCATCAGTCGGGGTATATTTTTTGCCTTGCTGCACTTTATATCTCCGAAAGTTCTTCTATCAATATGGAGCGTGAGGGTCGGTGACGCACCGCCGCTGTGTCGAGGGAATCGACCATCGCCTGCTTCTCACGCTTAGGGTAAGGCTTTGCTAGTGGTGCAATCTTAGCACCCATTTCTTTATCAAGAGGCATTAAATACCGATGTTTGCCTTTAGTATAAAAAATTGTTGCATTAGGGTCTAAATGTTTTTTTACAGCTACTATGGTTTGTTTTATGCCTTTGCTATGCACCGATTTTGGATGTGTTTTTTTGCCATTTATGATAAAAGCACCCATTGTGTTTGCATTTTTTAAACCATCATATATCCAATTTGTTGCTTGATAAATTCCACCATGATGATTTTGGTCAGCATCAGCGTAAGACACAACCAATCGCAGTTCAGGTGATTGTTTCTTTAAAAACTTCAAAGCAAAAGATAAAATTTTACTTACCGGCGTTTCATGTTTACGCAATGAAATTCGGACTAACTCACAACCTTCATCGGCATTTAAACCAAAGGGTTTGAGCATATTATTGTTAGCACCACGCCCAAAAATAACACAACCAATAAACTTACCACCTTCCCATGCACCTACCTTAACAAGTTTTCCTACGGGGATTACTTTACTGTAATGCCAATTTTCACAAGCATATTTTGCAGCCTCATGGCTTGCCCAATCTATTTTGAGTTCAGGTTTGTCTTGCATCAAATTCTTTCCCGCAATGTGGGCAAGCAATCCATTTAGGGTCTAACTCATCTAATTTGCCCTGCTCATCTTCTGTTGCTGGCGCAAAGTCTGGACCGCCATTTATTAGTGTTTGCATTTCAGTAGGGTCAAAACCTAACAATTCCAAGGCAAAACCGTCTGCCAGCAAGTCGTTTAACTCTATGGTCAGCATTTCATTGTCCCACCCTGCATTAAGCGCCAGGCGGTTGTCGGCAATGATGTACGCCTTTTTTTGGGTTTCGGTCATTCCTGTTAGTTCAATGGTTGGCACTTCCTTATATTTCAGCTTTCGGGCTGCCATGACCCGCCCATGCCCCGCAATGATGCCGTTTTCCCCGTCTACTAAGATTGGGTTAGTCCAGCCAAACTCTTTGATGCTTGCCGCTATTTGCGCCACTTGCTCATCGCTGTGGGTGCGGCTGTTGTTCACATAAGGGATTAAATCTTCTATCTTGCGCTGGACTATTTGCATTTTTTTCATTGCCTTTTTGGGTGAGGGCGTTGATTTGGTCTTTGATTACGTGCGCGAGAAAACAGGAAAATAACGCACTCGACATCCTCAAGCGCCTGTTTGACCGCCCTCAATTAGTTCAGATACTTTAATTTATACAAGGTTGAATCGATGTTCTCTTGAATGTTATCCACAAGCTGATTTAGCTCTGAGTCTTGGGGAAGTTCTTTTCTGATGTTCATTACGAACTTAGACAGCACTTCAAAATACTTAATTGGGTCAGGGTTTGGCGGGTGGTACTCATTGGGAAACTTCTTCAGTTGCCCGTATTTGCCCATGTAAGCCTCGGCGTATGCGTCTGTTTGCTCCACGATCAGGTCATAGAACGTAGCCAAGGCCGAATGCTTGCTAAAGCTATTGGTTGTCCAGTGCATTAGATGGGCGTTTGTGCCGCAATGCAGCATTGCCAAAACAAAGTTTGAGACAAATCCAGCGTACTTATCCATGCTTTTTCCTAAAAAAAGTGGTGAAATTGCATTTTAGTACATTTTCACCATAAGACAACTGCGGTTTTATTGTACAGGAATTGGTACATTTTTGGGCCATTGATTGCTTTCAATCAACCTATCTACGGTTTTTTTATGGGCTTTTTGCCACATTTCTTGCCGTTCTTCCTTGCTCATGCCAGCGCCCTGGTCTAGTGCGGAATGACAAGCAAAGCACAGGCTGGCGACCAGGTTATCGTCTGCCTTGACCGCTTTACCCTTCCCGCCGCCCCAATTTATGTGCGCGGCGCAGACCGTCCCATCCTCAATTCCGCAATTTTGGCAGGCAATTGTGCGGCAGGCTTCCAACAGCGCCTTGCTTCGGACGTATTTACGCTTCGGAAAAAGCACGGAACTTTACCCCTTGTTCTGTCCCAAATGCTGTGGATAACTCTATTAACTCGGTCATTTCGGCAACAGTCATCTTGCTAGTTCGCGCCCCAATGATGACGAATCCCCCATCAATGCCAGGCACAACCTTTTGTCTTTTGAGGGCGGCGGTCAAAACGTCCTTCCATTCCTCTTTATGGAGTTTTTGACCATACCAGACGACCTGGTTGGCAATGTCCTCAAGGTTTGCCCACATCATGCGGTTTTGTTCAAGGCTGCGCATCTATAACCCTTAAAACGTTTAAAGCCGCTTCTGGCCCGTCAACCCTTGACAACGTACCACCTTCCCACTTTGCAAAAAAAGCCTCTTGTAGGGCTGTTAAACGCTTCCCAGGGCCATCCTTGACTTCCATTAAGACGGTGTGGCCTTTGTAGCCTACCAGTAAGTCCACCGGCAAGCCAATAATCCAAACGTAAGCGCCTGCCGCCCGTAATGTGCTTACCACCTGGTCTTGATTTGCGTCAACCCGTGCTGCTCTGCGCATTCATATTCTCCAAAATGTAATCTTTGATTCCCTTGTACAAGTCCTGCTTATCCAGTTCCTTAACCCGCCGCCATGCGTAATCTTTTACGCCAGGCATCCGACAAAGGGTAAGGTAATGGGCAAACATCTTGGCTCGGGCCTCATCAGGATGCCAAGGCATCGCGGGCCATCTGTACAACCGCCACAGGCTTTTTGCGTCCAGCAGCGTATTCCGCAAGGATTCTCCGCGCCCAAGCCTTTGGATCAACCCCTGGCCCCATCCGCAAAGGCGCAAGTTTTGCCAACTCCTGCTTTACACGCTCGGGGTTTGCCGGTGGCTCGGGCAGGGCCAATGGTTTGACAATTGGCGCCTGCATACACAGATTTTTGAACTGGACAAGGTTTGGTGGGCGCTCGGGCAAGTGATCCAAAGCGTAGGAAATGGACATCATGGCCTCTTTGGATTTCAGAAACCCCGCCAGTTCGTGCATCCAAAACGACTTGATTTCGTTTAGCGGGGCGCTTCCCAGCGAGTTATCCCATGCGTTGCCGTAAGTCATGCTCAGTCTCTCAAAAAGTCTATCAATGGGTTGTGTCATCTTCAATCTCCATAAAGTTGTAAGACTTGATTTCTGCTTGCGGCGTTCTACCCGTCATGGCTTCCCAACGTTCGCGTTTAAAATCGTATTCTTTTTCAGCAAAGGATTTCTGCCCTGCGTCTTTGTCTTTTAACCATTCGGCCTTAAAACCTGTCCAGCCTCTCATGCAGCACATCTCCAAGGCGGCTTGCAAAGTTATTCCTGCTTTACCGGCTTCCTTGGCAATGCCATCCAATGCGCTTTGAGTTACCGCTGCCCGTTTTGCTTTCCTATGAATCAACCAATCCTGCCAAACAGAATCTGCGACACCGACAGGTGGCGTAACTGTATTCTTTGTATTCTTTAAAGAAGAAGATGAAGATGAAGATGAAGATGAAGGGGTTGGAATTTGTTTAACCTCTTTTTCAACTTCAAGGTTATCATCAAGGTTAACCTTCAAAGCAGGGTTTCCACCTAATTTACCACCTGCTGCACGGGCTTCTCTTAGGCGTTCGTCTCTAATCATTCGCTTGGAGCATATCGTGCCATCCTCCAATGTTTCAAAAACACCAGACTGGCGCAACTCATCTAACCAACCTTCAACATCCTGCAAGGTTGCCCCTACCATGCTGGCAAGGTTAATAGGAAGGATAACCTTGTTCCCAACCTTTAAGTGTCCATAAGGTGTGCCTTCGTGCATATAGCAGATCATGTCAATCCACATTCCACGCGCACCAAGGGAGCAAGATCGCAGCGCTGTATCGCGCAGCCAGTCGCTAGGGTAAAACTGAAATGATGGGCGTTTCATTGCACATCCTCTTGTTCTTCTCTAGCCTCGGCAACAACTATTTTTTGTCTATTAAAAATTTCTTGAAATTGATGGATGCTTAGTCTAATAACCGTAGTTCTATTTCCATCGCCATCAAATTGTTCAAAATAAATTACACCTTCTTGTCCATAAACGTGAGTCTCAAGTTCTCTTGGAAAAATTAACATAAAAACCCCATAAAAAAAGGGCTACACCTGCACTCTCTCCATCGCTGAAGTTGGTCGAACGGGGTAGTCCCGCCAGAGTGCATGTGTAACCCTACTACCTTAAACGCGACCAAGCGTTACTCAAATCTTACATCACTTTTTGCATTTCTGCAATGTGTAGGTGTTGGTGGTTGCTCACATAAAGCAGTGGAAGCTGATTTATCTATAGGAACTTCAAAACAACGGCGCTAACCCGTTGGACAACCACCAACAATTTCACTCTAAACGATTTTTTGCGCTTCCGCAATCTGTTTTTTGAACTTGTACACCAGCACCTGTTGCCATGACTTAGGCACACCGCGCTGCCGCCAGTTGCTGATCGTGTTCTGCTTTACGTCCAGCATATAGGCCAATCTGCCTACGCCGCCAGCCGCTTTGATTGCAATTTCCAGTAAGTCCATGCCTCACTATATCACATCTGTGAGCATGGGAGGCCATTAAAAAAACCTATGACAATGCCAAACCGATAGAAATAATTGTTAAAAAAGACTTGTCAGGCATCACATTTGTGATATAGTTCAACCATGCCCTGAACTTCTCGGGGTCTTTTTAGGAGTAAGCAGCATGAAAAAAATTGACACCATTTATTCCATTACTGGCAAGCCTCTTGGCGAAATTTATGCCACTAACAACTTGTTTTCTTTTAAGCATTTGGTGGAAGATGAATTTCAAAACGGCTTTCAAACTCGGAATGATGCTTATAACGCATTCCAAACATTCCACAATAACTGGTTTGAAAACCAATAAAACCCACGTAACGGGGTTTCGGCCCCCCTTTAGGAGCAAGTATGAAAGACATAGCACTACTTCAAGCAGAATACGAGGAAGCCTTACACCAAGGCTTAATCACTCCCGCAATGATGGCAGAAACCATCAACATCTGCGAATTCTCACTCTACGCCCATTTCCGGCCTGTGCATACCTGGATGCACACTGACTTGGGCGACATTCATCACGAAATACACAAAGCAGTTTATTGCGCTGAAGGAGTAACGGCATGAACAAAGCAAAAGACATCACTCTCGCCGTGTTTATCGGCATTTCCCTTGCATGGGTTTTAGTTTACGGATGGGCACTATGAAAAATATCGCAACAGCATTAGTAAAAGCACAACGCGCCTTTGGGCCTGCACTTAAAAGTTCCACTAACCCGCATTTCCGCAGCAAGTACGCTGATCTGTCAGCCTGCGTTGAGGCGGTAATTGAAGGGCTAAACGGGGCTGGCATTGCCCTTATCCAGCGCACCAGCATGGACGACACCGGAGTAACTGTGGAAACAGTCTTTGTCCACGAATCAGGCGAGATGATGGAGTGTGGCAAGCTGCACGTTCCCGCTGCCAAACAAGACCCGCAGGGTTACGGCTCTGCGCTGACGTATGCACGGCGCTATTCCCTGATGGCGGCTTGTGGTATCGCTCCAGAGGACGATGATGGTAATGCAGCAACTAGGAAACAAGTACAACCGGCATCAGAGCCAAACGTTAAGTTTATTGAGGATCAATTAGTGGTTATGGCAACTTGCGCAACCATTGACGAATTAAAACTTGCCTACAACGGGGCTTATGCTTGCTGTGATGGCGACCAGGTGTATCAGGCCAAAGTAATTGCAGTCAAAAACAAACGCTTAAAGGAACTTAAAAATGTCGCTTGAACTACCTAACGCATGGCCTGGTCTGATTGAACAAGGCACCGACGATTGGTTTACCGCCCGTCTGGGCAAAGTAACCGCATCACGGGTTGCTGATCTGATGGCAAAGACCAAAAGCGGTTACTCCACCAGCCGCGACAACTACATGGCCCAACTGGTCTGCGAACGCCTTACCCAAACCAAAGGCGATTCGTTTACCAACGCTGCAATGGAATGGGGAACAACTCAGGAACCATTTGCCCGTGCAGCGTATGAGGCCAAAACGGGCGCAATGGTTGAGGAAGTAGGCTTTGTACCCCACCCAACGATTGAGTGGGCTGGTGCCTCTCCTGATGGCCTTGTCGGGGACGATGGGCTGGTAGAAATCAAATGCCCAAACACGGCGACCATGATTGACACATTGTTAACCGGCAAAGTGCCTTCCAAGTACAACACGCAAATGCAATTCCAAATGGCTTGCACAGGACGCGCTTATTGCGATTACGTTGTATTCGATCCCAGGATGCCCGCTAAAGCCCAATTGTTTATCAAACGGGTTAACCGCGACAACGCATTTATCAGGGAAATGGAAGGGGAAATCATTAACTTTTTATCAGAAGTAAACGTGCAAATTCAACAACTTAACGCAATCATTGAAAGTAATTAATCATGGCAATCACTAAAGAAATTTCCTGTGTTGTTGGGACATACACCAACAAGGACGGACAACAAAAGAACCGTTACCAGCGTATCGGCTCAATCATCAACACCAAAAACGGGGAAATGCTCAAGATTGACGTTATCCCCTTGGTTGAGGGCGGTTGGGCAGGGTGGGCATATCTCAATGACCCACAGCCAAAAGAAAGTTTTAAGGGTTTACCCAAAGACGATTTTGACGTACCTTTTTAAGGATTAAAAATGACTACTTACGCAATGACAGAAATTGAGATCATCCGATGGGCAGAAGCCCGCAGGATTATCCCTAACTCAACGGCTGGCACTCAATTACTCAAAGCAATGAGTGAAATGGGAGAACTTGCCGATGCCACTATCAAAGACAACCGCGAAGACATTGTTGATTCGGTTGGTGACGTGATGGTTTGCCTAATCATTTACTGCGCCCTGCAAGACATAAACCTGGTTGACTGCATGGAAGTTGCCTACGATTCAATTAAAAACCGCAAAGGCATACTCCGCGAAAACGGTGTATTTGTTAAAGCATGAAATTTCTAAAATTCTTTAAAGATTACTGGCGTGATTTGACCCCTTTGGAAGTAATTACCCAGTCTTTGGCCCAGGCGCATCTTGAAAGGCTTGAGTCAGAAAATGCCGCCGAGTACGCAGAGGCTTGCCTCCAACTAAGCCTAGCCCGTATTGAACGCCTTAACGAACGCATGAAGGAATACAAATGACTGATGCGGATAAAAAATACATGGAGCCCAAGCAAAAAGATTGGGAGTTTGACGAACCCGAGCCAAGCGACTACGCGCAGTTTGTGCAGCAAGTTAAGGGCTTGATCGTGTGGGTGATCTTTGTAGTGGGGGCGTCCATGCTTGTAGCGGCGGTGTTCAAATGAACATCATTGAACTAGCAAAGCAAGCTGGGCTTCAAACAGATAACGCAGGTGTATGGGTTGACGATGGATATATTGACGATCAACTTAAAGCCTTTGCCGCCTTGGTAGCAGCACACGAGCGTGAGGCGTGTGCAAAGATTTGTGATGATGGACATCTTGCGTCTATTGCGGCTGATATTATCCGTGAAAGAGGTGAAGCATGACAGGCTACGAATCAAAACGCGCTGCGGCGCAGGACAAGCTGGAAAATATTATTCCTTGGAAGCTGCGCCCACAAGCCAACAACAAAGCCTTAGCCAACACCATTAACATCTGGGCGCAACCCGTGTACCAGCCGCCCAAAGATGATTTTGCGCGCACTGGTGCGCTTGACTTTAAGAAAGTAAAAAGTAAATGAGGCGCAGTAGACATTCCGAAATCAGAAAGGCGTTGAAAGAACACCCAGATGGACTAACCCGCAAACAATTGCAGTTTTACACCAAACTTACACCGGATTGCATAAAACACGCCCTTCCCAAAATGCCTGATGTGTACATAGATCGCTGGGAAAAACAACGCTATGGGAGGGATTGGACGCCTGTTTATATAGCAATTCCTGTGCCCGAAAACTGCCCTAAACCTGACATAAATCTTCTAAAAAACTAGGTAATATGTGGTTGCAGCAATGTGCTGCGCTACATTTTTAGGGGAAATTTATGGACTTTGCGCTTGAGATTAATTTTGGTTTTGGTGATGTTGTTAAGTACAACACTGGTGAATTTTGGAAGTTGGTTGCTTTGGCTTCTTTTGTTGAAAACATGGAAGAAATCGATGATGATGTAGACTTTTTCAATGATGACGAAGAAGAAGACGAAGAATACGAGTACGACGACGAAGGTGTGGCGTATTGGTACGATGAGGAAAATGAAGTGTATTACTGGTACGACGAGGAATCTGACGATTGGTACGAATGTGACGTAACAGAATGCGAAGACGAAGACGACGAAATTGCAGAGTAAGCATACAGTGGGCGGCTAATAACCGTCCACTTGTATGATTTCCCCGCGAAACTCAATGTGGTTTTTATTCCATACATGGAATAATTCGGGCCACAATAATTGCCCGTCCTTGAACGTCAGCATGGCAAAGCCCGAACGGTGATTTAGAGGATTGTGTTCTGAGTAAGAAAACTGCGGGCCATACGGGTCTGCCAAAGTGCCTGTATCCACCCCAAATCGGTTGCCGTTATAGTCAGAGTATGGCGTAACCTTTAAGCTGTGCAAATGGCCCGTTACGATGCTTGTGCCAGCCCCCACAGTATTGTTGTGGGTAGCATGAACCCCACCCTTGTAGCGGTGCTTAACGATTACCTCTTTGGTTAGCCACACCGACCAAGCAAATTGCCATGCTTCAAAGTGATCCTCAAGACGGAATCCTGGAGTTTGGACATATTGCGGTGCATTAGCCGCCAATCTCGCAGCAAATCTCGCATCGTGGTTTCCCATTGTAAATATCAACTTTACATTGTGTCGGATTGTTTTTGCAGTCTCCGACACCTCCCCAAGCATTGCTTTGCAGGCGTTTAACTCTTGGATTACGGAGGGAAGTTTCTCCCAGCCCATTGGGGGATGGCGACTAATAGCAGCGCCATCAAAGGCATCACCATTACAAATAACTGCTTTGGGGGAATACGTTTCAATCGCATATAGTAGCGCCTTAAACGCCGTTGAACGTATACCAGGCCAAAAGTGAGCATCCGAGAAAACGATAACAGTGCCATTTTCTATCCCCAAATCAACGGCATTTGGAAAGATGTGTTGCCGGTAAATCCATCGTTGATCGTTTACTGGAAGGGTTTTCCCGTGCTTTTCTTCTAAACGTCTTCTTCTAGCATGAGACGATCTTTCTGTAACACCTAGTTCTTCTGCCACTAATTTTGCCGATTTCAACCGATTCCAAGTTTCTAAAAACTGTTCTTCAGAAATCATAAAAATCCTCAGAGAAGCGCTGCTTCTGCTTTTCTGCGTTTATCAAGGCCAGGTAAGACACGCCCACCGGCTTTGTTCCACAACAGAAGTTGATCTTTAGCCGCCTCCCAATTTTGCTCATTGATTTTGCGTTTCAATGTGCTAGTTTGAAGTCGTCCGATCCCAAGGTTATAGCAGAAGTCTACTACAGCATTACACTTACGTTCATCTGTTAAGAGAATAGGACAATTACGCAACACCCCTGGAAGGTAGGTAAATTGCAGTTCATGGAGCAATAACGCTTCTGCATCAGGCTCTAACATTGGTGGATCAAATAGTGCAACCTTTGCACCATTCCCATAATAGGTACTTCCATACCCAATTGTGGGCACACCCGCTGGGCAGAGGTAAGGCTTGTTTCTGAAGCCCTCAAACTGCTTACACAGCGCAACCGCTATGTCTAGTCTCACACGTGCGTCCAAGTAACTTTGTTGCGAGCATATCCAACCACTGATTTTGCAACACCATATTGCAAAGCAAGTTTTGACAATGGCAAATCTGAATTTCTGATGTTTTTTACGTCATCAATTGTCAGTTTAGACCTTGGATTGTTTTCGCCTTTACGATCGTTAAAACGACCCTTGTCTGCACAATCTTGCATATTTAATTTGGGATTGCCAACAAACAAATGAGCAGGATTAACGCATTTTCGGTTATCGCACGTGTGACAAAGATGTTGAGAAGAATTTAACAATGGCCCGTTTGTTAGCTCCCATGCAACACGATGCGCTCTTTGCATAAGATATTTGCCATCATTTTTTGGAACACCAAAATTACCATATCCTCGCGTATCAATAGACGCTTGCCATTCCCAGCAATCTTCAGGGCCAAGTTTGTTGACTTTTACCCAAAAACGATCCGACAAGCTACCACGAACATAATTGAATGCTTTTCCCATTAGAGACCTCGTTTCATTAAACTGCGGTCGATCATCCAATAATTAATTACTCCTGTCAATAAGGCCATATCATCTGGAGCCCATGATTTTGCAAAAATATCTGCTGCTGGTTGTCCGCCCACCCAAGCCAAATACATTCCCGCAACCTTTGCTGCACCATACATCACCAACAAGTAATACGTCATCACAGGACGCACAGAAGCGGAAAGACTAGCCACCCATCCACCAGCGGCTTTAACCATCTCTGTTTGCTGTTCTATGGCTGAATTAAAGGCATTCATCACGCCAGCGTCTACTGTTGCTTCCCGTTGAGCGCCAATCTCAGCCAGCTTCTGCTGACCGCGCAATGTTTCTAATTGGCATTGTTGCTGGAACATAGCCAGTTCGTGGGTACGTTCGTTCTTTTTGTCTAGCCATTTCAGCACCTCGGGGGCCATACGAAACAGGCCACCAAGCAAAGAACCAATAACACCGCCACCTAGTAGTTCAAACATATCAATCCTTTTTGCAAGGGCGTTCATCCTCATCATGGGACAGCTTTACACCAGCCAGCAGGCCGATAAAACCACCGATGATGGTCTGAAATGCGGGGCTTATCAGCTTAAACACTTCAGCGTTGTCCACTTCTTTTGCCCATAGTCCCAAAAGGAATGCCGCAACCATAGCCAAGACAGATAGGCACAAGGTTGCGCTAACCATCAAAGTAACCGCAAACGTTAATCTGGCTTTGATGTTGTCGTTCATTTGTTTTCCCTCTTGAGTGCTTTTTCGTAACCCTGTATCACTTTTGCGCGTAGCAAAGCGTTGTCCGATGCGCCCGACCATTCCGATAAACTGTTCCAAATATCTGCGTAATTTTGGGTGCTGCATACATTTTTATCCAACCAATTTAACATAGCTATACGCCGTTCCATTGGATCGTGCATTGTCCAGGCAATTGCATAAAAATCGTACACCAAACAGCTTTGCACAGGCTTGGGTTTGTCTAGCTTCTCTGGCGGCGCTGCTGAAAGGATTAACTTTTCCTCTGCCGCCGACACTGTTATCAGCATCAAAAAGATTAAGAGAAACAAACGCATTTAACACAGACTAACCCTTGTTAATCCAATGCAAAAAGTAACCAGCAACACTACCCAATGCCGACACAATGGTCATGCCCATCCAAAATCCACCTTTGGATTGATTAGCCATCTCTACCAGTTTTTCAATCGAACTTTCCAATTTGTCAATTTTGGTTGACATTTCATCAAAGCGGCGCTCATAAGATTGAACGCGCTCCCACAAAACGCCATATTTAATTGGGTCGAAAGAATCAGGTGTCATGATTAAGCCAATGCTTGAATTTTTGCTGTGAGGGCTGCAAGTTCTGCCATCAATTCTTCTTTGGTAGGCGCAGTTGGCTCGGGAATAGGGTCTGGCTCTGGTGGTGGTGAAAAAGTTGTTCCATCATAAAACCAGCCAGAACGCACTTCATCGGGAACTTCTATAAACAAAGAAGCATAAGCAGGGTAAAACACGGTTTCTGGGCGTACTTCAATTGAATCGAAGACCATGCCGTTATTGATATATGCAAATCTCATGATTGTTCCTTATGCGTAAATCAAAACAATAGCTGCGCCGCCTGTGCCGCGAGTAGCTACGCCACCAACTATGGAATATGCTCCACCGCCGCCCCCCGCATATATAGGCGAACCTCCAAGAGCAGTTGGAGTTCCTGTTCCATTAGCATTTGCGCCTCCTCCGCCGCCTCCAAATGTTGAAGCGCCTCCCCTTGCAGTACCACTTGCTGTGCCAATAAATGAGCCACCTCCTCCACCACCTAATCCACCCGCACCACCATTAAAAGTAGTAACAGTTTGAGTTGATGAAGCAGAGCCACCGCCTGCGCCATTGCCCGCATTACTTACTGATAGAAAAGTAGTATTTGCGCCAAAATTTCCAGTTCCATATCCACCAGGACTATCACAACCTGACAATAAAGGGTCGCTGAACGCATTAAATATGGTTCTACTTAAACCGCCTGCAGTTGTGTAAGGAACCGAAGTTGAAGCACCACCCGCCCCGCCACCTGCGCTTGCTGCACTGGGAATGCCAGCCGCACCTCCTGTGCCGCCACCACCACAACCACCAACGCCGCCCCAACCACCACCCCCGCTTACATTACCAGAAGTATTTTGATAGCCAGCATATCCAGTGCCTAAAGGAGAACCAGAAGAGCCTCCTCCATATCCAACGGCTAAAGCTGTACCAAACCCGCCATCACCGCCTGAATAAGCGCCACCATTGGTTACGCTTGCGTCTTTACTTGCAGTCCCGCCAACTCCCGCCGCAGGTGTACCTTGCGTATTTCCCACTCCTGCCGTGCCTTTATTTGCAGTTAAATATGTAGTGGCTCCTTTTGTAAAAGTTGCAACACCAGAAGAAATTGTCGCTGTAAAAACATCACCCGCTGTGACTGATATATCCCCAAAAGCACATCCACCACCACCGCCACCACCGGCGGGAATATTAACTACTAGTCCACTCCCACCATCACCGCCAGCACCAAAAGCATAAACACGGATAGAGGTAACACCTGAGGGTACTGTGTACGTTCCTGTGGATGTTATTGAAGTCCATGTTTTAATTATGCTTGAATTACCAATCGTAATTGCACCAGAACCATTGCTTATAGTTATTCCGACTCCCGCAGTTAAAGTTGCTTTAGTTAATGTATTTCCTGTGGAATTGCCAATCAGCAATTGCCCATCGGTGTAGGTAGTTTGACCCGTACCACCGTTGGCAACAGGCAAAGTACCTGTTACACCAGTAGACAAAGGCAATCCCGTTAAATTCGTTGCAACTCCGCTTGTGGGTGTTCCTAAAAGTGGAGTTACTAATGTTGGGGAAGTTGACAGCACATTGCTACCAGAGCCTGTACTTGATGTAACGCCTGTACCACCGTTAAGAACTGGCAAAGTTCCAGTTACATTGCTTGCTAAATTAACAAAAGTTGTAGAAGTTGTCCCAGTGCCGCCATTAGCTATTGCCAAAGTTCCTGCAACAGAAACAGCGCCACTTGTTGCAGTTGCTGGGGTTAATCCCGTGCTACCAAATGAAATACTTGTAACGTTTGAATTGCTAGATGGATTAAGTAATTGAAATCTAGTTCCGTCATACTCAATTAGAGAAATTTGATTAATTACAATATCACCCGCAACCAAAGCGGTTGTACCTTGTTTTGTGATGCTTTTAGCACCCAAACTGTTTATGTTAATCGTAGCTGCGCCTGTGTTTGTGGCCGCCGCAACAAATGAAAACAAGTTGCCTGCGGCGTAAGCAGTAAGTGCGGGAGCTAAAGTTCCAACTAATGTATCTGTGCCTGTAACGGTTGCAATAGTGGTTGCACCTTTTTGCAATTGACCATATTGGGCCGCATCAGTTGCCGCAGTACCCGCACCTAAACCTGTAAGTTTAAACGTCCCCATTGGAATATTTGCAGTGGGTGTAGTTTGCCCATCTTTGGTTAATGCGGTAGTTAGACCAGTAGCCAAATCAGCAGTCAACAAATTAAATGCTGTGCTAGTGATGGTTGTGCCTGAAACAACGGGTTGGCCCGCTGTGTTGATATTGAAGGTGCCTGTACCGTTGTAACTCATTTTGTGTCCTTATCTGTCGTATTGGTCAATGTTTTGCCCAATGATTGAGCCGCCACCAGTTTGCATTTGCGTTGATCTTTGGTTCAAAGCACGAATCAACGCCGCTGCATTTTGTATTTCTGATTGACCTTTTGCGCCGCGCAACAATAGCATTTTAGCCAATTCGTTTCTTGTCGTTTCGGGCATTTGATTGATAACTTGACCAATCCTGTTTTTAACATTTACAGCCTCACCCACCGCCGCCAATGGGTTGCCAGTTGCCGCATTTGTTACCGCTTTGCCCGCAGCCATTGTGGTCGGCATTACGCCCAAATCTTCAGCGCCCGACATTCTGGAAAAAGTTGCAGAACCTCGGCCCACTTGCTCTAATGGTTTTAATCTAGCTTCTTTGGCAACATCTTGAGCAAATTTTTGGTAGTTATCGCCAAATATTTCTTTTAATCTATTGCTAGTTGAGGGTTCTTTCCACATCTTTAACAATGAAGTCTGACCCGCTTCTGTGCCAACTTTGTCTTTTAAAGACTGCAATGCGCCTATGCGGAAAGCCTCTATTTCGCTTCCCGACATATTGCCCATCAAGTCAGACAATGCAATATCGTCTTGCTTCATTGCTGTTCGGCCTTTAACAACAGCATTGCTCAACTGTGATGGGCCAGCGTAGGCATCCAAGGCTTGACGGTAGATTGATCCATTCTTATCCGCAGGCGATAAGGCTCCAAGTTTGTTTGTCAATGCCACGCGCAAATCGTCATAAGCTCGGCTTGTGTTTGTTGCTTCGCCAAACTTGCCACGAACCGATTCACCCATGTCATAAAGGGATTGTTTAACAACATCCATAACTTTAAGTGGGACATCATCACCCGCTTTAAGTTTGGAAATGTCAATCGGCAACTGTCTATTCAATTGCGTCAACAATTCTGCTTTTCCATGCGCAGATGTTGAGGCTTGAATTAAAGATTGCAATTCGGGATCAATTCTGACAGATACGTTTTTAATCTGTTCATACAAAGGTGCAGCCGTGGCCTTTTTAACCGCATCTAATGCTTCTAATGTGGCTGTAAAACCCTTGCCTTGAGTGCCTAGAGCCTCATCTGCCGCATTTATAAGGCGCTCAGGTCTAAACATCTGTTGCTCACGAATTCGGCGCTCTACAAGCGTTTTAGCTTGTCCTGGCAGTGATGCCAACACATCCAACTGACTCAAAGCACTTGGGCCACCTGCCTGCGCAACGCTTGCATTAGGGTTTAACCCCATTTCACGCTGCACACGATTCAAAACAGAATTTAAGCCATCTCCACCGCGCTCTAAGGCTTGCGCCAATTTAACTCGGGCCGCATCTTTGGCACTTTCGGGAATGTAACGCTGTGCAACATTGCTACCTACGTTGTAAACGCTTTGGCCTGCTCCAGATAAAACACCGCCAGAAGCAGACGAAATTGCCGCTTTTTTAGCAATATCTTGGGCATATTCTGTGGGGCTTGTTACGGGGTTGATGTCAGAAGCGCCAACAGCAGAAATTGTGCCTTGCTTACCCGCCATTCCCGCAGCCATTGCCATTTTTTGTGCTGCTGACAATGCCTCTGCTGTTTGAGCCGCTTTGCTTGTCATTCCCATTGGAGTAAATATAAGAGGCAACCCACCAACAGCTTCACTTGCAAATGCGGTTTTAGGGTTAGTCTCCCTAAATTGCTCATTTACCCCTTTGACGTAATCACGGGTATTAGCATAAGCCTCGGTTGGGTTGGATTCTGTGCCACGTTGCAAAATGTCTAAAGCCGCTGCGCCTGCTCCAGCAATCTTTGGAGCAAAGTTAAAAGTTAAACCTTGAGCCGCTGCCAATCCCATTTTGCTAGGCATTGACAAGTCAGCTTGTCGGCCTTGCATCATTGCGGGTGATTCAACTGTTTTGTCTACTGCGGGTTGAGATGGTGGGGTCTGCGTAATCTTAAAAATTGCAGCATTAATTTGATCGTCCGACATATCGGTCGGAAAGTTAACTGGCCCAAAATTTGGAATCTGTACAGTTTTATATACGTCAGACATTACTCAATCCTTCCAGTTGCGGGGTTATAGGTCGGAATTTGTCCTTTGCCTGCTTTGGTTGCGGAATTGTTCATGCCTGTTTGGATGGCATCCCTAAACCTAGACATTGCGCCTCTAAACGCATCAGGAGATTGCGCTGTTGAGGCTTCTGTCAATGCGGCAGTGGCTTTTGCACCTTCAATCTCAGAAATTGCGCCGCTGCCTTTCATACGTTGAACGGCCTCGAGGAAAGCGCCACCTTTAACCTGGTCGTAAAGAGCTTTAAAGTCAGCGCCTGGTGTGCCGCCTTGGAATGGCTTGTATTCAAACGGAATGGTTGTCCCAACTACGTCTTTCAACCCTTTGTGCTCAGGAACAATGACTTTGCCTTGTGCATCTTTTTTGCCAATCATTTGGTCAATGCCGTTAATTAACGTTTGACCTTGTTGCATAACTTGTGGCAATGCTTGAGCAGCTTCTTGCTGGCCTTTTAATTGGGTAACTTGCAACTCTTGTTGTGCTTTTGGCGACAAAGCAGCAGCCAAGGCTAAAGCAGGCGCCGTGGGTGCCAATACAGGCGCAGCAACGGGCCTAGCTTGGGTCTGAGTAGGCGCTTGCATACCTGGCTGTGCAACAACAGGTTGAGACCCTACATTTGGCGCACCTCCCGCCCTTATTCCAGTATTGAAATAAAGATCAGCCGCACTAATTCCAAGTCTTGCGCCCTCGTTAGCAAGAGACGCTCTCTGATTTGCGCTTAAACTATTAAATGCACGATCAGAAATTTCACGATCTTGTTTCAATCTTGCCGCATTTTGTTCTGCATCTTGCGTCAATCTGGCTTGAGTATCTGCACTGACTACTGGGACTAATAAAGAAAAGTCTTTACCACCGCCATCAGAAAATGCTTTCAAGCTATCAGACGTATATGATGCGGGGGTAACATTGCCAAAAGGAGACTTAGAGCCGCCTTTAAACATTTCTGCACCTGTTGTTGGGTTGTATGCAATTTGACCTTCACCAAGAATCAAAGGCGCTTTAGGAGCAAGTTGGCCCATGTACATATTCAAGGCCTGTTGTTGCATACCAGGCGTTTTAAACTCGCCAATCAACGATGGGTCAAGCACTCCCGCTGCTTTTCCTTGAATGGCAGGCGTAGTAAACGCTTTTTGTTGGTCAGGCGACATTTCCGAAAATGTTGACGCAAGGTTTGGATTGTCTGCAAAATCTGCTGCCATTGGTTTTTGTTGCATCTCAGGCACAGCCGCTTGGCCTTGCAAACCTTTAATCAATCTTTGAATGTCAGCAGATGTATCTGCTTGGTATTGCTCACCCAACGCTTTTTGTTCTGTTTTTACGTTTTCTTGATTCTTGTTTGCTAAGTACATTTGAAGCACTTTAGCCAAACCTTGAACGGGGCTAATTGGTGCTTGAATGCCTTGATATGAACCCGCTTGCATAGGTTCAAATGCTTGCTGTTGCAGAATCTCAGCTATTTTTTGCCGGCGATCCAACTCTTGTTGTTGCAACTGATAAGGGTTTGCAACATTAAACTGTTCGTATTGATTAGCCATGTTTTTACCCGTTCAATAAACCGTAGTTGACCATTTTGTAACCGCTTGGGTGCATCAATACAGCCTCAGGCATAACTTTTTCAGCCTCATCTGCCATTACGCCTTGTTGACGCTCGCCAAAGATGTCGTACTCATAAAGACCGATTCCAAGTTTATGTGTGCCAATGCGCTCAATGTTTGACTTCAATCGGCGGTCAGACATATAAGGCAATGCTGAACCCGCAAGGTTAAATAGCGCGCTTGTTGTGGCATTAGCGCCAGATTGTGCAATGCCGTAATTCTGCAAAGCCGCTGCACCTTGTGCTTGCGCACCCGCAAATATAGGGGCTGGGGCAATATTTGTTGGGTTGTAGCCTTGGAACTGAGGCATTTGCAACTGCGAACCACTCATCAAACCTGTGATTTCATTCAAAGGCTGATTGCGCAAGGCGAGTTGAGTTTGTAAACTTTGCGAAGCGGCATTGTTAGCAAATTGGGCGCCTCCAAGGTTTTGGTTGTATTGCTGAAGTTGTGCAGCGTTAGCCAATTGCTGTTGTTGTGATGCAATGTTTTGATTTTGCAAAAGTGCTGCGTTTTGTGCAGCTTGTGTGTTCATTCCTTGCTGATAGTTTTGACCAGCCGCTGCATTTGCAAGTTGTTGGCTTGTTACATTTTGTCCAAAGTTTTGGGAAATAGCTTGATTTTGGGCCTGTTGAGTAGCCAACGCATTGTTAAAGTTTTGCTGGGTTGCTTGGTTTCCAAGCTGCTGATTAGTTACGTTTTGACCAAAATTCTGGGCAGCCACTGCGTTTTGAGCCGCTTGATTTCCCATTCCTTGTTGATAATTTTGACCAATTGCAGCATTGTAGGCTTGTTGATTTTGCAGATTTTGATTAAAGTTTTGACCAATTGCTGCGTTATATGCTTGCTGCTGGGCTAATCCTTGTGCTGAATTCTGGGCAATGGCTTGATTTTGCGCTTGTTGATTTTGTAGATTTGCACCAAAACCCGACAATTGGGCTTGGTTTGCAAATTGTGCATTACCTTGCGCTTGGGCGTATTGTTGTGCTTGTGCTTGATTTGCAGCAGTTTGTTGTTGCAATGCAGCGTTTTGATTTTGCGAAAGTGCTGCATTTCCTGCATTAGATGCAGCCATGCCCTGACCAAAGTTTTGTGCAATTGCTTGATTAGCGGCTTGCTGAGATGTCATTGCTTGGCCGTAATTTTGCGCAATAGCTTGATTAGCAGCCTGTTGAGATGTCATCGCTTGACCGTAATTTTGCGCAATTGCTTGATTTGAAAGATTGTTAGCCGTTACACCTTGACCAAAGTTTTGCGCAACAGCAGCATTTGCAGCATTTTGGGCTGTTTGGCCTTGACCAAAGTTTTGGGCAACAGATTGATTTGCCAATTGCTGCGCATTTAAACCTTGACCGTAGTTTTGTGCAATTGCTTGATTTTGAGCTTGTTGGTTCTGCAAATTTACGCCAAAACTTGCCAACTGCGCTTGATTACCAAATTGGCCTGATTGCAATTGCTGATTAAAACCTTGACTTTGAGCTGCGTTTTGTGCTTGTTGAGCAGCCAAAGCATTGCCAAAGTTTTGTTGTATGCCAGTGTTTCCAAATTGGCCCGTAGCCAGGGCTTGATTAAAACCTTGTTGATTTGCCGAAGTATCTAAACCTATTCCCTGCAAAGCAGCTTGTGTCAACAAATCATTTTGTTGATAGGCTTGATCTCGCATTGCATTTGTATACGCCTCGCCACCCGCAACTAAACCTTGGTTCGCCAAGTTTTGTGCATTTGCTTTTTGTTGGCGTTCTAATTGAGGCGCAAGTCGAGACATAATTGCTGCTTGTCCCGTAGTTCCTGCATTAACAGGCATTTTTGCTACATTGCTTAAATTTAATTGGTTGTTAGCAAGGTAATTATTAGCGTTTAAATTTTGGTCAATTTTGCCAATATTCCCAATTGATTGTTGCAAATTAACGCCTTGAACCCCTCCTTGGGCCAAACCATATTGCGTTGGGTTTATGCCGCCAGCCAAACCGTATTGATTTGCAGCAACATTTGTTTGGGCCAAACCATATTGATTTGCAGCAACATTCCCTTGGGCCAAACCATATTGATTTGCAGCAACATCGCCTTTGGCTAAACCATATTGATCTGCTGCAACATTACCTTGGGCTAAACCGTATTGATTTGCTGAAATTGACCCAGCAGAACCCATGCCCCCCAAATTAGGGCCACCTTGGACAGTCCCATAATTTCCATAACTTTGTTGCAAGGTTGGGCCGTTTACACCACCAGTTGCTTGTCCACCTTGGAAATTACCTAAAGCATTGCCGCTATATATACCACCGATAGCCTGGCCGCCTTGTGTGGTGGCACTAGCTTGTGGGTTGGTAACAGAGCCATACGCTTGACCGCTTTGCGCATTTCCTGTGGCTGTGCCGCCAGTAACATTACCAACAGCTTTATCGCCTGTAAACCCACCAGCAGCCAACCCCATGCCCGTTAAATTAGGTGCGCCTTGTATTGTTCCAGCATCAGCAAGTGAAGTGGTAACGCTTGGCCCCGTATATTGAAATGGAGTACCAATAATCTTTGATGCACTTGTAAGACTTGTTTCGCCAAGGTTTGCCATACCTTGTTGAACTCGTTGCTGCGACTCCAACGTGGATTGTGCAGTTGGGGTCAGATTTTGAGTAATTGTCGGCTGGTTTGTAAGAGGATCAAACGTAACGGTTTGACCACCCAACGGGCCTACGATGTTGGGGTTGTTTAAATAACCCTGCGTAATTGCTGTATCTTTGTTTGCTACGCCTTGAGCAGTCGCCGCCGCCGCATAATCAGGCGTTACTGCCGCAGGTGGAGGGCATAAGAAAGCCATGTTTATTCCTTAAATTCGTATGTTTCGCCTGATGGCTCATAGTTTGCTCTTTGAAGCAAAACGCTTAAATCTTGATTTTTTTTATGGCTTATCATGATTTGACTTACACCATTGACTTTAAGCATTTGCCCTGCTAATTTAAGCAGCTTGCAAATTCCAAGACCGCCTCGGTGATCTGGCAACACATAATAAAAAACGTCCAGCGCTTGCATTTCGCCATAAAAAGGCGATCTGAACACCATAAACCCTGCATGACCCGCCAATTCACCTGTTTCGGTGCGCAAAGTAAAGTATGCAAAATTTCCCGTTTTTTCCAGTTCAATCATGCCACCTAAATCACTTTTTAAGTTGGCATTACCATAAAGCTCAGTCCAATGTTTGCCAATAAGCACTACGGCCTCGGCTGAAACATTTGCAAATTTTTCCATTTTTGCGTTCATATACCAGCCCATCCTTGTTGAAAAACAACATCGGTTGAGGCCCACTCAATTTGCAAGCCTTGTGATGCTGATTTTAGCTGAATACCCGCACAGTAGCCAATGCCTGTAACGCCTTGCCAATTGTTTGTTATGACTGTTCCACTTGCCCACAATGCGTTGTCCCAAACGGATGTATCCCATAAACCATAACTGGTTGGACTAAAAGTTAAACTTCCTGTTGTGTTTGAAATATCAAAATCAACATTTATGCCTACCAAAATTGCAGGGGTTCCATCTGTGAAAATGGACGGCCTGGCTCTTGTAAAGTACTTCTTTACTCCACGGCTTTCGTAATAATTAAATGCCTGCAAAGCAGTTGCATTAATGTCGTTTATGTCATCAACATAACCATTCCACGCCAAACCAACATAACCCTCCCCGCCAAAATAAGGATTGTCATCAAATGTTTCCCAACAATTAGCGTCCCATCCTGTAAATCTTGTCCATGACTTTGTAATGGTGTTCATTACAAATTGCTCTTGCACCCCAAGACCAACAGGAACATTAATCCACAAAGCATTGTTTTTTGCGTGATAAAGCAAAGCCCAACCAAATGAATTTTGATAATTTGTTGTTGCTTCAGTAATTGCGCCTTGAATTTTGTCAGACAAGTTCACTCTTGGATCAAGTCGGCTTGACTGCAACGCTGAAGCTAACGGCAACAGGCCATCCAAACTTAGAATTAACAAGTCGCCACCATACTTGTACAAACAACGCTGCGAAACAGGCGCTCCTAGCTTCCAAACGCCCGCTAAAGCCCATGTGCTTGCAGATGCGGGGTCTGTGCCTCTATAAACAATAATCTCGCCCTGGGACGTTACAAACACCAGATTGTCGTCAACGCCATAACCCGCATCAATTGTCCAGGCGCTCAAAGAAACAATGTACCCGCCCATTCGGGCAATGGAACTCAAGTCTAAAACTTGAGCAGCACCGCCAACCGAATTAGTTGGCAAATACCAGGCTTTTAAACTTTCTTTTTCAATAAACCAAACTCGGTTTTTAAACAACGTCACATTGTTTAGTTTATTTGTGGTTATGCCCGTGATTGCAATTGTGCTGGAGCCGTTAATACTTGCCCATGTTGTGCCGTTGTACAGCAATGGGTCATCAAGACCATTGCAAGCGTAGAGATAACTTCCTCCAGCCGTTGTAACGTTGATATGCTCAAAACGGCTGTTTGTTAACCCAGTTTTTTCAGCAGCGCCGACAGCGCCTTGAGTTGTGCAGTTGTAAATGGAGCCATTAGCAATCCCAAATAATTTACTTACAGAACCAGTTTCATACGCCATTAGCGTTTCAACTTGGCCCGTTATCCCTGTTGACCATTTGCTGTATCCACCGCGCAAGTTTACACTTGAAACAGTCGGAAAGAAATTGGTCATTACCACCGCATCAGTCGGCGCCATATTTGCCAATGAATCACGCACATTCCAGCCGCCTACGGGCGCTGGGATACTCGCTACATTAGCGGCAGTCCTTTGGGCAATTTTTGGCATTACGGTGATGCCCCATAACCACTATCAGGGATGTTGTCATATCCGACCAAAATTGTGCCTGGCCTTGGCGCAAACGACAAGTTAGCAGCAGACATATCCAAAGCAATAGCCGCTTCCATTTCTTCCAAATAGTTGCGATACATTGCCGTTGTGTCAAAACCTTTGGCCTCAAAATACTTGAGCTTGGTTACAAGAACCATCAACCGATCAGGATAAATGCAAGTATCGGTGTCAAGAGTAAACGATGATTTTGGAACATCTGATGCACTATTTGCCCAAGCGTTTGAACGGTATTCATACCCCAAAAACTCAGCATTAGAAAAGCCAGGCCAAATTTGGAAATACTTGCTAAACAAGCGCCAGCGAATTCGCGGGCCAGTTGCAATGTATCCAGACAGCAACCATTCCCATTGTTGGGCATCCTCTGGGCCTAACATCTCCCAATGCTTATCTTTGTCCCACATTGTTCGTGGAATGATGGCCTCATAGTCGCTTGGAAACGCATACTTCATCTTTTGAAAGTACACGGTTGCACCAGTCCCAGCGGCAGTTGTTTTTCTATCAATGGTGACAGATGTGCCTGAATCCACCGTTTGAATAAAAGTGTTCTGGTCAATCCCTGTGCCAACCACCATGTAGGTGTTATCTAAACCAGTTGTAGACGGGATTCCCGTGATGGTAGTTCCACTACTACTCCACGTGCCTGTTGTGGTTAGATATTCAGTGTAAAACTGTTTTTGAACTGTAAGCGTTCGCCAAGGATGTTTGCGCAGAAACTCGTACCCGCCTGCGTTCATTAACGCAAGAATTTGGATAACGTCTTGATTAGTATTCCCTGCAACACTTGTCGGTGTTGAAACGCCTAATTCATTGGTAACTTGCTGCACTAACTGAAGCATAGTGCTAGACATAATTTACACCTCTTTTTTAGGGCGGCCTCTTGTTTTTTCAGACAACAAGGCTTTCATTTGCTCTTGTAATTCTTTCAATTCAGAACGGGTTTGCTCTAATTCAAATGAACTTTCACTTTGATTGCGGCGCAATAGGTATGCCCTTGCTTTTTCACGCAATCCAACAGCGCCCATTCCAACGCGCTGCAATTGAGCATCGCTTGCCGTAGCAACTTGCTCAACAGTTTGAAACTTTAGAATTTGCAGTTCAGCCATTTGACTGTCTGTAAATTCTTCAGGGCGGTCTAGATGCCAATTTTGCAAAGTTGTGCCAATGACAGGCCCACCTTCTGAGTTTTGCATTTGATAGTGCAACCATTGACGGGGAAAGCGCTCCTTATGGTCATCACGAACAGGTTGCTCAATGATGTTGTACTTATCGCCTGGAACCATAATTCGCACAAACGGGCTGTCTTTGTACGGTGCTTTATCAAATGTGTAGAACTCAACGTGCAGATGCGAATCTGCGTTTGCAATATCGGAATCTAGTGCCATTTTTTATCCTGTGGGGATTAAGCTGAAGTGACGGATGCCCAAGTTGTTGCGCTTGGAGCGAAAAGAATCATACTTTTTGCAGTTGCCAATGTAACAGATGTTGCTGCTGCATTGATAGTCGAGCTTGTATTGTAAGGGTAAACAGAAATTGTTTGACCCGAATCATTACGAATACCAACCAGTGCGCCCGCTTCAGTAGGAGGCAATTTAACGCCCGTAGAAGCAGATGAAGTGGTGATTGTGTTGAACACAGCCGACAATTGTGTTGCGGTAGCGGCAGTAGAACCCAATGCAACAATGCCAACAGCGCCATCGCCAGCGATAGATACTGTGGACAAAGGCGAGTTACCAGCGCCAAGAATTCGTGAGGGAATAGCCATTTTTGTTCCTTAATTAAAAAGAGGCGGTTTTTATGCCGCCCCTTTTATTTTACACAGATGCTTTGGAGAACCAAGCAGTGTCACCAGAGACTAGGGCAACTGCGGGCGAGCTGTAAGAACCGCCAGAAGCTGTTACCAAGAATGTGGTTGCGTTGACAGTGCAAACGGCTGTTGAGGCGGGAATAGATGCGTTGGCTTGAGCCAAAACATAAATTTTGCCATCAGAACCAAACACTTCAGCACCCAAGGGGCCAAATGTAGGAATAGCCGTACCAGCACTGTTTGTGTTGGTATTAACGATATTGTTAAAGTCAATACCAATGAGGGGGGTGATTGTATATGCCATGATTACATACTCCTTTAAGCGATCAGAACGCCACAGAACTGTGGGCCTGAGCTAGTCAAATTACCAGCCCAACCAATCAACTTAACGATTGCATCTTGGTTGACAGCTTGACGCTCGCCACCAATAGGCACAAAGTTACGGTCAACGTGCGGACGGAACATCAAATACTTGGTGTTCAAGAACCACATATGGTTTGCAGTAGCGTTAGAACCGATACCACCGTCAAGCACGACATCAGATGCCATACCAGCGCCATAGTATTTCAATGAAGCAAAACCAGCGCCTTGGCTCGAATTGCCGCCATCAGTAACACGCTGGATGGATTGCATAGACTGCAAATACAAACGGTAGTAATTACTGTCAGCAACGATCAAGTCGGGCTTGTCTGTGCCACGAATCAACTGAACAGCCAAAGAATCCATGTAAGACTGGATGTTTGAAGCCGAAACAGCAGAGCCGCCATCAGTCACGCCAGAATACTTTTGTGAACGCCAGAAGCTGTAGTTAGCGCGATTGATACCGCCGTAAGTACCAGTAGAAGGTGCATCAGGAACCGCTGCGCCCAAACCAGTAAGGTTTTTACCACTATTGCCAGTGCCATCTGTGTAGATGTCAGCGCCAATGCGGTTAGCCAATTGAGCCTCGGCAACCATCATGCGACCATCTAGCAGATCAATAATTGCCTCTTTGCCCGAGTTCTGGATCATTTCAAGACCAGAGATGGACACAGCAGCAGCGTATTGAGTAATGCTAAATTGGGCAGAACTGATTGGGCTGTTTTGTGAAACGTTCAACACTTCATAACCAGAATAAGAATTCGTGTTATTTGTTGTGCTGTCGCTATACATAATCTCTTGCAAAATCACATTACCGCCAGAAAATGTTTTCACATTTCCACGGTCTTTGAGTCGGCGCAAAAGGGCGTTGTTGTTTGTGACGTTATCAGCTAACTCACCAGTACGGCTTTGAATGTTGGTCGCAATGATGTCGCTGATACTGGAATTGGCAAATGCCATAATAATTCTCCTATATCAATTAA